TTATATTGGTTCAACAATACAGGAACTTCATACAAGATTTAGCACTCACCACATCTTTAAACAATATAATAAAATCATGGGTAATTGTAAGATCTCCTTGATTGAAGAGTATCCCTGTAATTCAAAAAGAGAACTATTCGAGAGAGAACAATACTGGATGGATAAAATTGATTGTATTAATAAAACAAGAGCATTTACAAGTAAAAAGAAGGAGAAAGAAATCTCTAGAAAGAGGTCTTCCAAACATTATTATGAAAATAAAGAAGAATATATCAATAGGTCTTCCAAGTATTATTATGAAAATAAGGAAGTAATTAAAAAAAGAGCAGAATGGCAGAAATCTATGGGTGGAAGAATAGATTCCAATAATAACTCTTTAATCAAGATTGACCCTGATTTATTTACTTAGGGGGAGCCCCATATAAGCCCGCTAATAGATTTTCTCCGAACCTTAAATCGGTCTTTATCTGTTTAATTATTTTATAAATAACTCCGCTATTATCTCCTACTAATGCGAGACTCCCCTCAGGATCTGTAATTGAGGTCTTGATATCTGTAATTGTTTTTTTCCTCGTAACTGTGAACGAGGGACCTTCTGTATCTGAATTAACGAAATCATCAGCACTATTAAATTTACCAACTGTCATCATTACTTGCATCGGATTCGCTAACTGGAAATAGGATGCTTGGTCTAAAATATCGGAATTTACCAGATAATATCCTCGAAGGATCTTCCTTGGAAGATCTGTTGCCTTTATGACTGTGGACTCCTGCTGGACTGAAATAGAAGGTTTTACTTCAAAATTAGGCATATGACTAGCATTCGTTTTAATATTACCGTGATTAACACTAGCATTGAAATATTCAACGTTAGAGCCGACCATCGGTTTAACTAATGGTATTGAAAAAATATTCTGAAAATATTGCTGACTCTGTAAAGAAGTTAAAAGGGCATTAGTTGTAACAGATAAAACATTGCTCGGTAAATTTGAAAATTGAAAATTTTCATTTCCGATATTAGAACCTGAACCATTAAATTGACCGTAAGAGAATCCCAATAGTCCCCAAATAGATTCTTCCCATTTATCCTCAGTGATTCCCATATCAACTATACTGATACCAGAATGAGCATCGTATGGAAGACCTCCTTGTAATCTTAATGGTGAATTAATAAATGATTGTTGTCCGCCAGTCGCACTCGGTGTCCCACTTAAATTTATTGTAGGATAAGGATGCATATCAGGAGACCAATTATCATATCGCATCTGTTTATTAATGAAATAAACAGATTCCTCTGATTGACCTGATGGTGGGGGTGCTAAAATATCATTCGGTGCGACAGGATCACCAGCATTATAAAAATTACTTGTTTTCTCAGCAGTATGAAGATTCTTAAATTCGAAACGATTCTCTACTGTATCAAAGTTAAATAAAGGATTATCTGCTCCCACATAAACATTCTCTATATATTCACCGCTCATAAAAGCTTGATGACCGAAATATTGAAGAGGATTATAACCTGAATGAAGCATAATCGCCGCATTTCCGTATGCCGAAAAATGATAATCATAACCAATTTTAGTGCTTATTTTTAATTCAGTTATATCAGGTCCTATTGCAAAATATTCATCTGGTATCCCTCCAATTAATTTCGTTGTAAAAGCAATCTGGTTTCCATGTTTCCGAGCGAATCCGTATGCTAAATTGTAATCTGTATCACCAATCGTATCGTCTGCTTTTAAATGTGAAGTATTATTATCAAAATAAACAAATATCGGTACAGATGTTTTATCAGAAACATTGGTTCCAAAATTACTGAATGAAACATTATACATATCATCACCAAGTGGTTCAATATCTCCTTTAGCTGTTCCTTGCGACGCATAACCAAGATCCATGTGAAGAAATCTTCCAACTTCTCTAAATGAACCATTTAAAGAAGCAGATGTTGTATTAAATGTAGCATAATTTGTTCTTTTAATTCCAGCACTAGTCACTGCTCCTCCATCTAATAATTCAGGATATAATGCTTGACTATCAAAAAATGCCTTAATCTTTGATAAGGTTGCGTCAGACCAAGTTAAATTAGTATAAATGACAGCTTCATCTTTATTCGCCGAAGAGATCGCATGAACAGTTTTGTTTCCGTGATAAGCGAATCCATTTCGTCCTGCTTCAATAAAATCTGGTCTTTTGAATCCAATATAATCATAAGCATTATTATATGCGACAGATCTTCCAGTTTGAAGTGAACATGCGTTAGTTACAGTCGCAGGCATACTATTAAAAAGAGTAGCATTGAAGAAGGCTTCATTAGATGATGAATTAAATGATTCATAACTTGGCGAACCGAATGCTATATTGGTTTTGCTCTCTTGAATGACTGATTTAAAATCTCCTACATTTTCTATTATGACTTTTGTGTCTTCAGGTTCTGTTAGTTGGTCTGTAATTTGTGCTGCGATATTTGATGGTGTATTGTAACCTTCATCGATTCTTAATTTTATTTTTTTTCTAAATCTTACATAATCAGCAATAGCAGGGTCTGGTCTAACTCCCCCTGCTGGGTCACGTTTCGGCATCAGACTATCGGCAAGATCTTCTGCTGAGACGAATGAACCATTATAAACCATAGATTTTCTTTTAAATAATGTGTATCTTGAATTATCCATTCTAACTTTTCTTGTAGAGACTCTTTCACTTCCAGTAAAAGTTCTTGATTTGTATTGATTAGACCAATCATCGTCTAGTCTTTCATTACTATCAAAGACTAATCTTCTTCTTAAATCATAATCAAGAGTATTAACTCCGAGAGGAAAACCATCTTGAACTTCCCAATAATCTTTAGCTTCAGGAAGAGGTAAACCTGAGGCAGAGTTATAATGAGCCACAGATGCATTGCGACCAGAAACATTTCCGAAATTTCTTGGTAATGTCAATACATTTTCACCATTAGTTGTTTTATAAAATTCAATCACAATAGTTGCTTCATTATCTTTCATAAAAACTTCTTCATCAATATTTTCAGCGTCCACTTTAGCGTATCCAGTTGGTGAATATCTTAGAAGACCTGAATCTTGTGTTTTTAAAAAATTGCCGATGTATGAACTATTTGTAAATTCTGTGTAATTAATTACTTTTTTTCCCAATGTTTTCCCTTTCATTTCAATCACTTCAGCTCCAGCTCCCCTCTGAGCTATGTGAGCTGATTGTATACTTACCTGATCTCCTATATCAAGAGTTAATCCTCCAGCAACTCTATTGGTAAAGACTGCTGTATTAGTCTGTGCAAGATTACTCGCTGAATACTCTTCTGATGAGAGTCTATTAGCATCTAGTAAGATTGTCTGAGTGTAGGGTTCGGCGGACATTATATTAAGAAACAATAAATAAATAATTTTTTTAAAATTTATTGTTATGAAAGATTATTAAAATTTAAAGAAGTCTTGTAGTTACATATCCCGCTTGGAGAACAGTAATCTTGGCGAGTTCTAACCATGCTCTCTGAGTGTATCCTCCAGTGTTCGAGAGACCTTCATACTTCCAGTAATACTCTAAACCTCTGCTATTGATACGCTCATTGCGATTGAGTCTGAATGATAACCAATTGAAACGACCAAGGACACCCTTTTCTGTAGCACCATCACCCTGTTGCTGGACGTATCCCATAAATTCATCTGTAGTTAATGCTACACCCTCAGCAGAGAACTCTTCACGAGTTACGAAAGGAACCATTCCTTCTGCCTGAGCTGTATTATGGAAATGACGTGCTGGATTAATAACATCGATCGGATACAGGAATCGGTCATTGTATTTAATATTTACAGTTAGAGATCCATTCTGAAGACCAGCAGCAGGAGATTCACCGAAATCATAAGTCGCTTCAGGGGAGATTGCGTGATACTGGTTAGTAATACTTTCATCATCCGTAGCATCAGACTGAAGACCAGTAACAACCTTGGTCACAATGCGACCAGCACCGCCAAGATTCCTTATCTGAGTGGTTCCGCTAGTGGAGGTAGCGGATACCGAAACCTTGGAGTGGCGATAATCAAAGTGATTAATAGTTATTTCTGGGTTCTGGACTGCGTATGCGGACATCATTTCCTGTGGGTAGTAAATGTAATCAGCGATGAACTTAACTTCATCAGTATCAATAGCATATGTAACGGCACTCGTTCCACCCTCAACAACACAAGCACGATTGAGAGTTACTGGTTCAAAAGTTAACTCAATTGAGACCTGCTCTTGCATCATATATAAAGGGAGCTGGGTCTGCTTCAACATTGGAAAGAGATCCGCAAGAGCAACTTGGAACTGAGGACTGTTCTTGAGATTTACCCAATCATGAACCTTTAGATCAGGGGTAACTCCTCCATAAGAACTATTGTATTCCTTACCATTAGCAAGACCATATGTGAAAGCACGTGTATCATTATCAGCACCACCATTAGTAGTATCCTGAGTATCATAGCGGAACTCGTGAGCGATACACTTTCCACTTAATACTTGTTCTCTTTCTAACTGGTGTTCATTCGATACGAACAACTGCTTGTAGCCCGAGAGGTAGTTGTATCCATCAATTTCTTGGAGAGTCTTCGTACCAACCTTCAAAGCACAGCGAGATATTAAACCATGAGCTCCGACAGTAGGAGGAAGGAAACGATCTTCACCATCAGGAGCAGTAATCTGTAGGGTGATTTTACTGTGAGAATGTAATATGCCCTTGTTTAAAAGAGTGAATCTAACGAAAGAATCACTTCTCACGACTGGGTCGGTTATTGAAGTCTCTACATCAGTAGCAGTTGTAGTATCCATAGGAGATACTCTTAGAAGATTAGGAACATCGGGGGCAACAGCACCACGTTCAACCATAGTTGCTTGTGGTTCTTGTCCGTCAGCACCATCAGCGGGAG